CAGGTATGGAATTTATCATCAGACATTATGGTAGAGCCTGTCAATAATGACAAAAAGGGTTGGCCATATACAAGATTATTGGCGGTAGGAGAATATGTATGGCCATATTTCTTCCCACAAACATGTAGAATAAAAGGCGTATTTGGATTTCCAGAAATACCATATGAAGTAGAATTAGCCTGTAAGATTCAGGCATCAAGATTATTTATAAGAAAGCAATCACCATTTGGAATTGCAGGATCTGTAGAATTGGGTACAGTTAGATTAAATTCAAGACTTGACCCAGATGTAGAAATGCTATTAAAGACATTTAGACGGAATCAAGGATTGGCTTACTAATGCAGAATATACCTGGAGTAAGAGATGCAATAAAGGCAAATCTTCAAACAATTACAAACATGAGAGTCTATGACCAAATCCCTGATGTTGTAGTTCCTCCATGTGCAGTAGTTGGACAATTAGATTTCACATTTGATATTGACAACCAAAGAGGTCTGGATCAGGCTTCTGTTGATGTTTATGTGATTGTACAAAGAATATCAGAGAGAAGTGGACAAGATAAACTTGATGTATACTTGGCTGGTAGTGGTACTGGTTCAGTAAAAACTGCTTTAGAGTCAGATAGAACATTAGGTGGACTTGTAGACACCCTGAGAGTGATTACTGCTGAAAGCGGTACATATAATTCAGGCGATGTTACATTTCTATCTTATCGTTATAACCTCACAATTTGGGGCTAAGGAGTAAAAATGGAATATACAGTTACCTCAAGTAAGAAAGTTTGCGGTAAGATTAATGGTGAAAAACTTACCGAATCTGATATAATTAGTGCAGGAGGAAATGTTGAACATCTTCTTGCATCTGGTCATATTAAAAAAGCAGGGCAGACACCAAAAGTAAAAGAAGTAAAAGAAGAACCACAAGTGCAAAAGGAAGAACCAGATGCATTTGTTTTTAACAATGAATATAATGAAGGAGATAAATAACAATGGCACGAATAGTACTAACTAATGCTGTTATTTCAGTAGGAGGAGTTGACCTCTCTGATCGTGTAGCAAGCGTTACCCTTTCGTCATCATTTGATGTTGTTGAGACAACAGCATTTGGTGGAGGAGATGCAGGTGGACCAACTGGCGCTGCAAGAACTCGTACTGCAGGACTTGTTGATAACTCAATTGCTCTTGAGTTTCATCAAGATTTTGCTGCTAATGAAGTTGAGCAGACAATTTACCCACTAATTGGAACAGTAGCAGAAGTAAGAGTTAAGCCAGACACTGGCGCAAATGCTGCTGATAATCCAGAGTACATAGTACAAGCCTTAGTTTCAGAGTGGACACCACTAAATGGTGCAGTTGGCGAACTCGCTACCGCTTCTGTTACATGGCCAATTACAGGCTCAATTAATAAGACAATTCTCTAAGAGGATTTATTAATGGCTAACATAGTTTTAACAAACTGCAAAGTCTCATTTGGCGGAGTAATATCTACGGGTCTTGGTGGCATAGATTTTAGTGATCAAGTATCAAGCGTCACCTTATCTACTGTCCACGATGTTTTAGATGTTACTCCCGTCAAAGATGGAACTATTTACAAAGAAGTAATTGCAGGTGTTGGAACTAATACAGTATCTTTTGAGTTTTACCAAGATTTTACTGATGATGCTCTTGAAGAGTATTTCAATGGAATATCTAATGCCACAACTAAAGTGGGAACAAAAGTAACTTGTTTTGTAAGACCAAAAGATACAAATATATCACAATCAAATCCAGAATACCGATTTCAAGCATTAATATCTGAATGGACTCCGCTAAATGGTGCGGTAGGCCAATTGAGTACTATTAATGCAAATTGGCCTATTTCTGGAGCAATAGAGAAATACATTCTCTAATTAATCAATTAACCTTAAAAGGGGCAAATAAAAATGGATGGACTAAGTATCAAAGTAAAAACCAATGACGGACAAGAAGGAAAATATACCCTTCGTCCTAAGACTCTTGTACAATTTGAACAAAAATTTAACAAGGGTTTTGCCAAGTTGCTAACTGAAGATCAGAAATTGGAGCATATCTATTTCTTGGCTTGGGCTGCAATGAAGGACTCTGGTAAGGTAGTAAAGCCTTTTGGTGATGCATTCCTTGACACTCTTGAAAGTGTTGAGTTGGAGACAGACCCAAATTTAGAATCCACAGAGACAGTCTAACCTATACGGTTGCGCTGATTTCTGTGGAGACAGGCCTTTCTCCCAACGATCTGCTTGAAGCACCTGACGGTATACTTGAAGCAATAGTTATTTATCTCAAGGAGCGATCCAAGAATGCGAGCAGGAAATGAGTAAAGATGTTATAGTGCTGACTGGAATAAAAGAAACACTAAAAGCATTAGAAACATTTGATAAAGATGCTGTAAAGGCATACAACAAACTTGTTAATTCTGAATTAGCATCTGCCAAAAAAGATGCTTTGGGTTTTGTTGAATCATCTCCTCCACTTAGTGGATGGAATACTCAGCCTGCTCGCAGACCAAGAACTCGTGGTGGTGCTGGATGGCCTGCCTGGGATCAAAGCATTATTAAGGGCGGAATAAGTGTAACAAAGGCTGAAAGAAAAGTTAGAAAAGATTACACTACAAATGCTGGTGCATTAAAGAATAGATCAGCAGCAGGTGTTATTTATGAATTGTCAGGTAGAGAAAATAAGACTGGCAATTTCATTAAGAATTTAGAGGGTAAGGTAGGAAGTGCTTCTCGTTTAGTTTGGAAGTCTGTAGATAAAAATAGGCCAAGAATTGAAGCAAATGTCTCAAAGGCATTAAACGAACTTAAAATAAAATTACAAAAGAATTTAATGATGAGGAGAGGATAATTCATGACAACAGGTGCCGTAATTGCCCGAATTATTACTCAATACTCAGATAAAGGCTCTAAGGCTGCTCAAAAAGATATTGCTAAAACAGCCAAGAAAATTGATGATTTCAATAAAAGAGTAGTAAAGGCTTACGCTGCTGGTGCAACCGCAGCCGCTTTCTTTGCATATAAAGTTGGAAAGTTTGCTGTCAAATCAGCAGTAGAAGATGCAAAATCACAAGAGGCACTTGCTCTTGTTTTGAGAAATACTACCAATGCTACAAATACCCAAATAGCGGCAGTAGAAAAATATATTGAAAAACAACAATTACTTACTCATGTATCTGATACAGATTTAAGGACAAGCCTTGGTACTCTTATTGCAGTAACAAAGGATCTTACATCAGCACAATATTTAAATAACTTAGCAGTAGATATTGCTGCGGGAGCAAATAAAGAATTATCCTCTGTTGTAAATGCCCTTGCAAAATCAGCACAAGGAAACCTTACACCTTTAAAGAAATTAAACTTAGGTATTGATAATAATACTATTGCTGCTAAAGATTTTGCGGGAGCATATGCTCAATTAGAAAAAACATATGGTGGAGCAGCAGAAAGAATAGCCAAGAAAGATCCATTTACTAAATTAAAAATACAATTTGGTGAGTTAGCAGAAAAAATTGGAACTGCATTATTACCAGCATTAACCTTTCTTGCTTTTAAACTTCAAACAGAAGTTATTCCAGAAATTGAAGATTGGATTGCGGCAAATTCAGCATTAATAACTGAAAGCCTTGTTGATCTTGTAAAAACTATTGAAAATATTGCTAACGCTGGTGTTGCATTAATTACATTTTTAGCAAGATTTGAAACACTTTTAAAGGCAATTGCTATAGTTGCTCCATTTGGATTTGTAGCATCTCAGTTAATGCTTGTTGGTAAATTTACCAAGGGAGTGCTTGACACAATTGAAAATCTTGTAAAACGAGCAGGCGGACTTAAGACTGTTGGAGGACTACTAAAAGAAGTAGGTAAAAGTGTTAAAGGCACAACAGGATTTGTTGCAAAACTTGTAGTAGCATTCAGAAATATATGGACAATTATTAGTATGATTGTTCCTCAAGCAAGAGCGATTGCAATTGCTATTGCTGGTATTGGCGCTGGAATAGGCCTATTTAAAATTTTATTTGGTAATAATAAAAAAGCAACAGAAGAAAGTACTGCTGCTATAGAAGAACAAGGTCGTGCTGCTTTAAGATATACAAGAACTACTCGTTTAACAGCAGAGCAACTTAAAAAGAAGAATCAAGAAGAAAAAGATGCAGCAGCAATCGCTGCAGCAAATGCAAAAGAACAAGCAAGACAACTTGAACTACAAAAGAAGTCACAAAAATATCAGGCTGATTATGACAAGATAAATAAGCGTATTGCTGAAAATCATAAGGTAAAATTATTATCTTCAGAAGAAGAAAAATTAGTACAGATAAATGCAGCAGAAGCACTTCTTAAGAGACAAGAAAAACTTGATGATCTAAATAAAAATAGACTAAAGGAACTAAAAGAAGAAATTATTTCTATGAAAGTTAGAAATGATTTGGCTAAAAGATATGATGATATTCTTACCGTTATTGCTGATAAAGATATCAGTTCAAAAGAAATTGACATTCTTGCTAAAAAATGGGGCATACCAAGATTAGCAGTACAAGCATATTTGGATTCATTATTTGCTGTTGAAGATGCAGTAATATCTGATGATGAGATTGTAAAACTTGCTATGAAATGGGGCAGTACACAAGCCCAAGCAGCACAATATTTAGATTTCCTAAATTATCTAAATGATGGTGTCTTAGACGATTCTGAAATTCAGAAGTTGATGGCAAAGTGGAAGATGACCGAAGATCAGGTCAGAATGTATGCTGATTTTGTTGGAATTGTAAATGATGGTAAATTAACAGATGCTGAAATTGTTAAGATTCAGGATAAGTGGAAATTAACTACTGATCAGGTTGTTGACTATATCAAGAAGATTGGTTCACCTGTTTCTTATTCAGGTACCCTTATTGATCCAGCCAAAGCAGCAGAAATTGGTTGGCTAAGTGCTACAGCAGCCTTAGAAAGATATTTGGCTCTTCTTAGGGCTGGCATAGGTGTAGTTGTTCCTGCCGTTCCTGGCCCTGGCCCTGGCCCTGGCCCTGGCCCTGGCCCTGGTCCTGGCCCTGGTCCTGGCCCTGGCCCTGGTCCTGGCCCTGGTCCTGGCCCTGGTCCTGCAGCAGCCGCAGCAGCCGCAGCAGCCACAAAGGTTGCAGAAGAGATTGCTACTCTTACAGAACTTCGCAAGACTACAGATCCTGGTACAGGAATTCATTTCTTGCTCAAAGAACATATTGATACATTAAAAGATAATTCAAAAGTGTATTCTGATATTGCAGCAGATGATGAGCAGTCAAAATTGAGGGCTATGGGCTTTTTTGATAAACCAATTCCTCCTACATTTGATGTTGCTGCATTCCGTAAGGCTGAAGAAGCATCTATGGCAAACTTTACAGCAGCAGTAGCCAATGTTGATTACGATGAAAGATTTAAATTTAATAGAGGAACTGTAGCAACTGCTCAAGGAATATCTGGCGGTAATTTAATGGCTGGTGGCATTAGAGACATTAATATAACTGTACAAGGATCTGTAACAGCAGAGCAAGATTTGGCACAGTCAATTAGAGATGCTCTGTTGTCACAACAATATAACGGTAATAGCATAACCTTACAGGCGGTTTAAAATGACTTTGCCAGTATTAAAAGTAGAAATTGACTTTGCAACGGGAGCATCGTTTGGCTTTCCTTTTATCTTAGATTCTGCTTCTTATGGTATCTTAGATACAAATATCTTGGCAGATGGTCCATCAGATATTGTAGATATTACTGATCAGGTTAGAAAAGTCTCTACTCGTAGAGGTCGTAACCGTATTCTTTCTAACTTTGAGGCTGGAACTGCGACGGTAGTGATAAATGACCCTAATGGTGATTTTAACCCACAGAACACAACATCACCATATGCTGGTAAACTTTTACCTTTACGCAAGATAAGAATATATGCAGAAGTAACTGTGGGAGCAACAACATATGATGTTCCCATGTTTGCAGGATATATAAACTCATTTGATACAAGTTTTTATCAAGGAGTAACATCAGACACAATAGTTACCCTACAATGCACTGATGCGTTTCGTTTATTAGCAAATGTTTCTACAAATTCTCCTGCTATTCCAGGAGCCACAGCAGGTCAATTATCTGGAGCAAGAATAGAAACATTGTTGGCGTTTGGTGATTTTCCTGATTCTATGCAAGAAATATTCCCTGGACAATCAACAATGCAGGTAGATCCAGGCGGAAATAGATCTCTACTTCAGGCCATCCAAACAGTTGAGCAATCAGAATTTGGTGGATTCTTTACAAGTAAGGCTGGGAAATTAATATTTTTTGATAGAAATGAAATATCGCAAAGAGCAGATATTCCTCCAAGGGAATACTCGGATGAATCACCTTTGCCTGCAAATACATATCCATATCAATCTGTAGACTTTGCATTTGATGATCAATTAGTTCTAAACGATGTATCTGTTCAAATAATTGGCGGAACTGCTCAAATAGTTAACAAAGATACATATCCAGCCTTAGTTACAGATAGCACTAATACATATTTTTATAAATCAGCAACCAGAACAGGTCTGTTAATGCAGACAGACGCTGAAGCATTAAACCAAGCCCTAACATTAATTGCTGCTCGTAAAGATGCAGAACTTAGAATTGACTCAATGACATTAAATCTAAATGCAGATATTAGTGAGGCGAACACTTTTGCTAATGTAAGCATGGACATTTATACTTTGATAAATGTTAGAAAAACTACATCTGGTACAGCACCTGACAACATAATAGAAAAAGAATTATTTGTTCAAGGAGTTCAACATGATGTTACTCCAGGTAACTGGAAAATAACACTTTATACCGCAGAACCAATTATTCAAGCATTTATCCTGGATTCTACAAATCAAGGTTTGCTTGCAATGATGGATCCACCAAATACTAATACTTTATCATACTAACAAAATAAGGAGAAAACAATGCCACTTGGTGCAAACGCAGGTTATAAACTCTTCAATACTGGAGATGTTTTAACCGCAGCGCAGGTCCAGAACAACCTGCAAAATCAATCAATAATGTTCTTTGCTGATGCAGCAGCAAGAGATGCCGATGTAGATTTGACGGCTGCTCTAACAGAAGGCATGTTTTGCTACCTTGCAGATGTAAATCAGGTACAGTTCTATACAGGCTCTGCTTGGGTAGGATTGCTTGGTGGTGATGGAGCATTACCAACATTTACCTCACCAAAAGAAGTAAATGTAACATCAGGAGCAACTGCAGGATCTCCAGCAACCGTTAATCTTGATGTAGTGGATTCATCTGTATTAATATATACAGGTACTGCAGTAGCAGACTGGACATTAAATGTTCGTGGTAATTCTTCTACTACCCTGAATTCATTAATGGCAGTTGGTGAGCAACTTACTGTAGTCTTTGAAACACCTATTGGTGCTACAGCATATGAGCCAGTAGCAGGAGGATTTACTATTGATGGAGCCGTTCCATCTTCAATTAAATATCTTGGTGGATCTGTTCCTGTTGGAAACACTAACTCTACAGATGTTTATATTTATACAATTAGAAAAACAGCAG